CTCAGACAAGGAAAAGACAATGGCCGATTCAGTCGCAATTGATACCCGAGAGATCACGATTACCCCGTTGTTTCGATATGAGAGCATCGAGGACATCAACCGATCGGAGCGTGAAGGCCATCTGGTCAAGAAGATGATCCAGGTGGTTGAAGTCCGCTTCGCCGGCACCAAGAATTACTGCCCGGTTTTTCCGGTTGATGCGGTNTGGAAGACGGAGAACGGCCAGAAGATCACCTATGCCGAGCGCTGGGCCGATCAGTACCGCTCATTCGTCGCAGGTGCCAACCAGGAAGCACAGGGCACGCCGCTGGAGATGCTGAATGCCTATGGCATGTCCGACGCCAACCTGTCGCTGTGCCGCGCGCTGCGCATCTACTCCATTGAATCGCTCTATCACCTGGAAGGCGACGCTCTGAAAAGCCTTGGCATGGTCTCCAACTCGCTCAAGGAGATGGCACGGGCTTACATGGCGGATCGTGCCAAGAGCAATGACGGCGTGGCCGAGATGGCGGCTCTGCGCGCTGAACTGGCGACACTGAAGGCTCAGCAGGTCATTCCGGTCACAGAGCCTACGCCTGAGGAAATCGACGCGCTGCTGAGGGCATCTAACGACGAATATGATGCCATGAGCGACGATCAGCTGAAGGAGGCCATCGCTGCCAAGGTCGGGAGCAAGCCGCGCGGCAACCCATCGCGCGCCACTCTGCTGTCGTCCATCCGTGAGCTTTCGGCAGCCTGATGAGCGTTCTCAGCGCCTGTCAGGACGCCATTGCAAGGCTCGTCGCAAGACGGCCGAACTCTGTGTTTGCATCGGATGAAGAGATTTGCGTGGAAATCGCAAGCCTCGCCAACGAAGCGGCTACGGATATTGCAAAGGCGAATGATTGGCAGGCACTGATTACATACAAGCAAATCACAGGGGACGGGGTTTCGTTGCAGTTCCCGTTCCCTGCTGATTACGACCGCATGGTGCAGGCGACGGAGATCTATGACCCGAACAACTGGTGCTGGGGTTATGAGCACATCGTGGATTATGGCCAATGGCTGATCCAGGAAGCTCAGGGGTTCACGATCACTCCCGGTGCGTGGATCATCCGTCAGAATATGTTTAACTTCTACCCCGCGCCATCTGACGGGGCCGTGGCGACATTCCCATATGTCAGCAGCTATTGGGCCACGACAGCGGGCGGCACTGCAAAAGGCCTATTCGATCGTGACGACGATCTCTTCGTTCTGGATGATCGGCTTCTGACATTGGCGCTCATCTGGCGCTGGAAGTCGATGAAAGGGATGGATTACCAGGAGGATATTAAGAACAGCGATATTGCCCTGTCTCAGTCTATGGCGCGCGATAAGGGCGCCCGGACTATTCGAAAGGGTAACAACGGCTTTGCTAGCAGCTTCAATACGCGGGTCGGATGGCCCTGGAGCCTCGGCTGATGTTGCGCGGTGCGCCAGCCTCATCTCCAAGCCGTCGCAGGCGGGCAGAGGTTGCAACCTTCACGGCGCCTGTGGCTGGCTGGATCAGCAATCGAGCCTTGGCAATACCGAACGGTGAGGGCTCTCCACAAGGGGCTGCACGCCTTGATAACTTTTTCCCGACAGCAACAGGTTGTGTGCTGCGCCGGGGTTCCGCGAAATACGCTCAGATCAGTGGCAGCGGGCAGCGTGTATTGTCTTTATTCAAGTACGTCGTCGGTGAGAATAGCCGCATGTTCGGCGCAACCGACGATACGATCTACGATATCACCACTGTGCCGTATCCTGAGAATTTCAGCCTGATTGCTGGAGATGATCTCATTGTCACGGAAGATGGCGACACGCTAGGAGAGACATCTGTTACTGGGCTAGATGTCTTCAATAATACATCGGGCGGCGATTGGGTAACGGTTCAGTTCGGCACGACAGGAGGCAACTATCTGATCGGCGTGAACGGGGAATCGACGGCCTTTATCTTCGACGGAACCGACTTCTTCCCCTACGACGGAAGCGATGTTTCGAAACTGAACTACGATGCCGAAACTGCGCCATTCACAGTGGGAGATACCGTCACTGGCGGGACATCCGGTGCTACGGCGACGATATACAAGATCGTGCCGTCAGTTACCCCGAACGAAGGAACGCTGTGGCTCACGGATATCGTGGGTGGCCCGTTTCAGAATAATGAGACGTTGACAGACGGAGGGGGCGGGGCGGCTCTGGCAAACGGTACAGCTGTTATTGCCGTGACGGCCTTAACATTCCCGTCTGCCTATGCCGGATTGACCACAGCCGATCTTGCCTTTGTGTGGGTCTATAAGGAGGGCCTGTACTTCATTGAGAAGAACAGCCTGCGTGCTTGGTATCTTGAGCCGGATATGTCCGGCGGTGAGCTGAAGCCGTACCCGTTGAATGGATTTTTGGACCGCGGCGGATCTCTGCTGTGGGGACAATCATGGTCACTGTCCTCGTCGGATTCGGGCGGTCTATCTTCTCAGAATGTGTTCACAACGACCGAGGGTGAAAGCGCGGTTTTCCAGGGCATCAATCCATCTGATGCTACATGGGCTCAGGTCGGCGTCTATAGGGTCGGTAAGCCTCTTGGGAAACATGGGTTCATCCGTGCGGGCGGTGACATTGTTATTGCCACGGACGTTGGGGATATCGCGCTTTCGAAGGCTGTTCAGGTCGATTACTCGGTGTTGGCGCCGAATGCGATCAGTTACCCGATCAATGTTGATTGGAATGATGCGATCAATCAACGTGGCCGGAACTGGCAGTGTGAAGTCTGGCCGGAGGGCCAGATGGCGATCGTCATCCCTCCTCACTCGGACTCCCTGAGCCCTCTCTGGTTCGTGTCGAATGCCAATACAGGTGCATGGGCGCCTTTCGGCAACTGGAAAGCCTACTGCGTTCTCGCGTGGAACGGCAGGCTGTTCTACGGATCGGACGACGGGTATGTGATCGAAGCCATGGTCGGCGGTTCGGATCTTGGCCAGCCATACACGGGTATATATGCCCCGCTGTTTTCTGATGTCGGGAAGCCGACTGCCAACAAAACGGCGCGCATGGCTCGCATCGAGACTAAGAGTAGGGCGGCCATCAACGAAAAGGTCTCGTGCATTTTCGATTTTGATACAAGCGTTCCGTCTCCTCCTGATTCAACTCTGGTTGCGGTTGGTAACGAATGGGATAATGCGGTTTGGGAGCAGTCTATATGGAATGCTGATCGTAGCTCCGTGATTACGAAACGGCGTCATTCAGTCTCTGGAAACGGCTACCGGTTGGCTCCCGTGTTCCAGGTGACAAGTGGGGCTGCTGTTCCTCTGGATGTTGAGATCGTCACGCTAGACGCGACATTCGAATCCGGGGACGCATTTACTTGACGCCGGTTTATTTCGGCCCTCGCTCATCGCCACTGCAGAACACGACCGTTGGCCGGTTTGTCTGTGAGCTGATCTGGCAAAAGGCAGAAGCCATCCGCGACTATTGCACGATGGGCGTTTACGAAGATGAGGGCCTGACCAAGCTCGTCGCCGGGACGCTGTACCACAACTGGCATCCAGAGACGGGCATTGTCGAGCTTACCAGTGCGTCGCTTTCCAAGCGTTGGCTGACCCGCAATGTTGTCAACGCGATGTTTGAACTGCCGTTCCAGCGCCTTGGCTGTCAGATGGTGGTCCTGAGAGTATCTGAAACAAACGACAACATGGTCTGCATTGCTCGGTCCTTCGGGTTCGATGAGCACTTCATTCCGCGGCTAGGTGGCCGCGACAAGGGTGAACACATTTTCACGCTCACAGATGACCAGTGGTCGTCTTCGAAGTTCAGGAAATCCGCATAATGGGCAAGAGCCAGCCAACCCCTCCCGATCCCGCACAGACTGCATCGGCGCAGGGACAGTGGAACAGCTTCACCGCCCAGCAGCAGCAGGCGATGAACATGGTCGGGCAGAACAGCCCATATGGCAGCCTGAGCTATAATCAGACCGGCTCGACTACGATGAAAGACCCGAACGGCAACGATATTTCGGTGCCGCAGTTCACAGCCAACACGACGCTTTCACCCTCGCAGCAGGCCATTTTCGACAAGACACAATCGGCGCAGGGCAACCTTGCTGATCTCGCCAATAATCAGTCCGGCATGCTGAAGGACTATCTGAGCAAGCCGTTCGAGTTCGACAATCAGGACGCGGCTGATTGGGCGTTCGACATGGGCAAGGGCCGTATCCTGCCGCAGCAAAAGCAGGATACCGAGGCACTACAGCGCCAGTTGCTCCAGCGTGGTCTTCGCCCCGGAACGGACCAATACGCCGCGGAGATGACGCGGCTTGGGAACGTGCAGGGCGATCAGATGAACCAACTTGCTCTGCAAGGCCGCTCGCAGGCCTTCAACGAGGCGGCCTACACTCGGGCCAGCCCGATCAACGAGGTTACGTCGCTGTTGTCCGGTTCTCAGGTCACACAGCCAGGATCAACCTTCGCAAGCACGCCACAGACGCAGGTTGGGGGGGTGGATTACTCGGGTCTGGTGAATCAGAACTATCAAGGGCAGCTCCAACAGAGCAATGCGCAACTTGGCGGCATGTTTG